GGAAAAGAAGCTGATAGAAGTAGAAGGCGACGAGATGGCGATATTCTCCACCACGGGGATCATGGCCATCGTTCCTAAAAACAAGGTAAACTGGGTCAAAAAGAAGTTAAACGAGGGATGCCACGAGTGCATCGACTCGTTCATAGAGACGCTTCCAGACTTTGATAACCAACAAAAAACTGATAAGTAGTAATGGCAAAAGGCTGCGTATATATACTCAAGACAGGCAAGGATGCGGGCCAGGTGTTTGGCTCAAAGGAGTCCCTGGCTGCACACATGAACTACACCCCGGCCCTGGCGGACATGATGTCCAAGTACCAGAACGCCGGCGGCAAGATGGACGTGGACAGCGTGACCAAGTGGCTCACCGACAACGGGTATTTGAAAGCGGAAGGCAAGGCAGCAAAGGCTGAGAAACCTCAGACCGGCAAGACAAGCGAGAAGGATGGAAGTCGATTAAGCAGCTTTAAGAAGGGTGATGTGGTGTATCGTAACTATAACGGAAGGTATGAAGAGTACACGATCGAGGATACTAGCAAAGATGTTTGGAAGTTGGTGTCTCCTGATGGTAGTAAAAGCGATTGGAACGCTGCTAATAACGAAGGGTTTATACTAAAAGAAACAAAGTCAGAAGCTAAGCCAACTAAAGAGCCAACTAAGAAACCAGCGGTTAAGAAGGAGTTCCCAAAGGCCCCAGTAACAGACACGGTAAAGGCGGCACTCAAGAGCGTAGACAACACCACGGCGGCGGTCATGAACCTAGCCAAGGTCCTTCCTACGGTGTACGAGTCTATTGCCAAGCAGGTTAAGCTGTCCATCGGCAAGCCTGCATCACAGCAGATATCCGAGGCGTACCACAACGCCGTAGAGAACGGCGTGGAGCCAGAACTCGTTGCGGCTGTAGAGAACGCTGTTGCGTTACAGGAGCAGATGAAGTCTAAGCCAAGCCTGTCCGGGGAGATTGAGACCAACGAGACCTTGGAGTTACAGGACGTCCCTACAGGCACACGTGCCGGGAACAAGGCGTCAATGGATGCACTTGAGAGAAAGCACTCAGACAACGCCACCAAGAAGGCGGTAATAGCAGCAGTTAAGAAGGCTGCCCGTACACTGAAGTCGGTGTTCCCGTCCATGGACATCCACGTCCACGAGGACCAGAAGCAGTACGAGGCGGCGATGGCCGGCCTTAACGGGCAGAAGAACTCTAAGGGTAACTTTGTCTACAGCACGTCTAGCGACGGTACTGTGGTGGGACGTATCGACATTAACCTCAGCACCGCTACTCCAAGGACGGTGGTCCACGAGGTTACTCACGCGATACTACTCAAGACGTTTGGCGACAACGCCCCTGCGTTCCTTGACTTCCGCAACAAGATCGAGAAGATAATATCAGACTCCGGCAACAAGAGACTGTCTGAATTTGCTGACAGGTACAAGGAGATTGCGGACGAGGTTGGCCAGGCAGAGGAGTACCTCACCGAGCTGTCAGCGATCTTGTCCGACAAGGAGACTCCGTTGAACTACGGCATCGTCCGTAAGATAGCAGAGCTTGTCAACAAGGCTGTGTCGTTTGTTACGCTTGATAAGTTCCAGCCGTTCCAGGACCTACAGGACCAGAAGGACGCGCTTGAGTTCTTCAACACGATTGCTCAGAGCATCAAGACCGGACAGGAGTACAGCATAAACGACATGGGGCTCCATGGCGAGATAAAGGCCACGGGCATGAAGTCCAAGTCTTCGATATCGTCAGGTGAAATAAAAAGGTTTCCTGTAAATCAAAACACCAAGGTAGAAGAAGACGTTCCGCTGTCAAGATTTGATGGCAAGGTTGCTAACCTCATGGAGTCAGACAGGATGACTGGCGGGTACATAAGCGACACAAAGGGTAACCCTATATTTAAGTTCTATGGCGGCGTATTTTATCCGATGATTACAGGGAAGTGGTGGGCTTCACGAACTGAATCAAAGGCTAGGAGTATAGCCGAGAATGCAAACAAGAACAGGGACAAGGACGGATACGTATACTCGGCGCCGATGGTTGGCTCTAAAAACCAACACATGAGCAACGCGGACATGTTGTTTGCAACATTTGAGCTCATGAAGGAGGACGCAAAGAGTAAGAAGTCTAAGGTCACCAAGCAGGACGTAATAGACTCCGTAAACAAGGCGTTTAACAGGAAGGGAATTGCTGACAAAAAATTTGTATTGAATGCGTTTTCCCGTGCAAAGAACATAGCGGACATGTTTGACGAGTTGCAGTTTGTTATGTTCCAGGACGGGGTAACTGAGTACGACAAGAAAGGAAACGCCAAGTTAAACACCAACATCCTTAACAGGTCCGGTAAGCCAATACTAGACGAAAACGAAAAGCCTACGTCTATACTTTCATTTGAAGACCGCTTGGCCATAGTTGAAACACTTTTAGGAGACCCAAAGGTTAAGGAACCTAGGTTCCCTATGGCTGGATCTATAACCGATACGGCAAAAAGATTTGCGGAACCAATCACAGAAAAGGCAGAGCGCATAGGTGACGTGGTAACAATCATGCGCACAAAGGGCACCCTCAAATATAAACGCACGAGTGTAGATGATGAATTTTATCACAAGTCATACCCTGTAGAAATCTATGCAGTTGACGAAAATGGCAACCCCGCTGAGATAGAAGTTTATGTACTTGACGGGGCTTACAGTATGGAAGAAAACTTCCCGGAGCTGACCCAGTCAAGCGGGGCCAAGTTCTCATATGCGGGATACATCGAAAAGCATAAGAAGCCGTCAGTTGCTACGGCGCAATACAACCGCACCGCCAAGCTAAGTAGTGCGGCAGGCAAGGTCGTGGCGCCGTTGAAGTCAAAGGCGCAGCTCGTATACGACGAGACCGGGTTTATAAGCACCGACTCCATGATTGAGATTGTCGGCGCTAACGATCCGACCTACCTTGGAGACGTGATGAACCACATCCTGGACATGGGCGAGAAGCTCCGCTCCGGAAATGTTGGCCCAACGGACCTGGCCAAGGCGTACATGATGGCCGTGTCTTCTATCCGATCCGGGGACTTGACAATAAGCAAGTTTGAGGATGCAATAGGTAAGAACGTGGACGAGGTGTTTGTGGAGAAAGAGCGCGGCAAGATCCGTACAGAGGGCGCCATGGCGTACCTGCTCACCACACCGGAAGGAAAGCGCATGCTTGACAACATAGGCAGTGGAAAGATTGATGCAAAGGACCGGGCGTTTATAGCCAAGTCCATGAAGCCGTTTGGTATGTTCAGCGAGGGTGAGTCTAAGTTTAACAACCTGTTTGGCAACACCGAAGGCAAGCAGATTAACTTGACAAACATCAACGAGTTTGCCGACATGCTCAAGGGCGGCGTACAGGACCAGCAGCAGCTGTTCGATGGCATTGCTCAACTCAAGGGTATATCGCAGGCAAAGGTTGGCTTCGTGTCAAACTTCCTGGGCATAGGAACCCGTGGAGTTATTGACGCACGTGAGATCCAGGGATGGATGCGTGGCGTGGTCTTCAAGGGAGAGCTTACCGCCAAGGAGCAAGCTATGCAGACAGAGTTGCTAAAGTCACTCAAGAACCTTACCCCGTTACAAAAGGAAATACTCCGACGCATGAAGGCTGTAGGAGACGCGTTTGGTGTTGACCCAGCAATATCCGAGTACATCGGGCACCACATGATATGGGACGCGGTGAAGAACGAGCGCACCACACACGACGGCTTGTATCTGGCAATGAAGCAGAACGAGGACGAGTTCAACAACAGGCTGGCTGAGATAAAGGCAAAGCCTGGACTGAAGTCAAAGTCACAGGTAGACGCATACCACGGGACCGGCTATGAGTTTGATAAGTTTAGTGCCAAGAAGATAGGTACAGGGGAAGGGGCACAGGCATTTGGATGGGGTCTTTACTTTACTGACGTAAAAGAAATAGCCAATGAGTATGCTAAAAAGATTTCATTTAAAAATACAGTAGATAATTTCCTTAAAGAAATTGGTGCAGAAGGTGCCACGTATAGGGTATGGAATGAAATAATTTCATACATGCCAGAGGAGTCTAAGGGTGAGTGGTTGATGGAGGCAATAGACCAAAATTATTACGATACTTTTAGAGAGGAAGAGGTTGACCAGTTAAGGAAGTTTGCTGAGTATAAAATAAAAAACAACAACAAGCTACCCGTATCCAAGAATGTATACAGTGTTATTCTGCATCAAGGCAAGACGCCTGACCAATACACGTGGTTGGAGTGGGACAAACAGGTCGATGAAAAGACAATAAACAAGATAGAGTCGAAAGTACCAGGATTTAAGCAAAGATTTGAAGGTTCAAAGGCTACAGGTGAAGGATTTTTTGGAGGAGAAACTCCTGCAATTCCTTTGACAGGAGAGACTGTATACAAAGAACTTTCAAAGGTTTTAGGGGGGGACAAAGAAGCGTCCATGTTCCTGCTCGAGAACGGCGTTGACGGGGTAAAATATCCAGCCGAATCAATTTCACGTGGAACCACAAGCGACACAGCAAGAGGCTTCAACTACGTGGTGTTCGATGAGAATGCTGTGACCATAAAGATGCGCTCGAAGGCACAGCTCGCGGACAACAACGCCAAGGAGGTTGCCGACCTATACGCCCAGATGCGTGAGGGTGGCGGATGGGCTGAGCGCCAGAAGATAAACGCTATTTTGGACAGAGACCCTAAACTGTCCTATATTTACAGCAACTTTAAGGAGATCACTCGCATGCTCGAGGACGCTCAACTTTTAACGAAATCAGGTAACTGTCCATGACACCAAATAAGTTAGACAAAGAGGTCGTAGACCTGTTGTTGCCTCGCCTCAAGGACGAGTACAACGCGTTTTATTTTTACCGCGCAGCCAGCAACTGGTGTAAGGGCGTGGGCTACTTCAAGGCGGCTGAGTTCTTCGCCAAGGAGTCCGAAGACGAACTGTCTCACGCAAAGAAGATCGAGGACTACCTCGTGGACTGGAACGTGGACCCGGAGCTTCCGACAGTGGAGCGCCCGCAGATCACCTTCGGCGGACTCATCGACGTTATCGAGAACGCGTACACCATCGAGTATGCACTGTACGAGGACTACGAGGGCACGTCAATGGAGGTGTTCAAGAAGGACCTGTGCGTGTTCGACTTCCTACAGCAGTTCCGCATGCTACAGAAGCAGTCGGTTGCTGAGTATAGCGACAAGCTCAACATGCTCGAGGACGTAGACGCGAAGGACAAGTTCAACATGCTCCTGTTGGAGAAAAAACTATTCTAAGGCATGGCCAAGAATCCCTGCATTATATCCTTTAAGAACACTAAGGGCGAGGCGCCTGTAGAGTATTCGTATGACGAGTTCATGCAGATGCTCAAGGACGGCAAGCTCATGGAGCTGGTAAACCAGGGACTCCTTGACGAGGGGCGTATGAAGGGTGACAACCCGTTCATCGCGGCCGAGCCGGAGCCTGTGAAACGGCTTGATCTCAAGTCGCTTGCCGGCAAGGGGAAGGCCCTTAGGACACTGCTTGCAAGGGCATATGCGGGGACGACCGACGAGAAGCTGGCCGAGGCACTACGCAAGACGGGGCTAGACCGCGACATACAGAAGCTCACCGAGGCTAGGGCCCGGGCAAAGGAGTTTGTGGAGATGGTGGGATTCGAGGCGGCATACCAGGCCGTCATGGACCACAAGCTCAACGACGCCGTGGCCGCATACGTTTACGCGGACCTCATCGACAGGCTGGAGACGGCAAAGTTCACCAACCTGGAGGACAGTTCGCTTAGCCCACAGGAATATAAGGAAGCACAGCAGGAACTGCTCGACTTGCAGGCCAAGATGATCAAAGAGTTTTCCGGAGTGTCAACCGCCGCCGGTCAGTTCATAAACGCCCTCAAGGACATCTACCGCAACTCGCTGTTCAACTACACCGTAGACAACCAGATCAACGAGTACAAGAAGGCAAACTTTGGCTACATACCCCCAGAGGTACAGGCTAAGTTCGAGAAGCTCGACGAACAGATTAAGGAACTAAACAAGAAGATAGCAGATGCCGAGCAACGCGCACAAGAGGCTGAGGATGCTAGGAACCTTGCAGAGATAGCCAAGGCTGTTGCCGAGGACAAGCTCGCAAACATAGACCTAAAGGATACCAACGACGCGGCGGCAGAGGTGGCCAAGTTCAAGTCCAAGTCGGTGACGTTCAAGGACGCTAGTGGCAAGCCCATCAACATGCCCAAGGGCACGTGGTCAAAGATAGTAGACGCGGCGGCAGACGCCGTAAGGAACCTAAAGGGCAAGCCATCGCTCACGTCCAAGGCAAGCCTTTCCGGTGCCGCATCAAACGCAGCACTCGACGCGGCACTGGCTGCGGTACGTGCCGAGCCATTTTTCCAGGCGCTTTCAGACGCGGACAAGAGGGCTGTAGAGGCGCAGATACGCGCACAGTTCCAGAGCGTGACCCCGGGGAAGATATCGATCCCGTCTTCTTTGATCCGTGAGATCGTGGACGCAGGGGTGGCGGACATGAACGACCTTGTCACCAAGGTAAGGGACCGCATGTCCCAGAAGTACCCCAACGCTACAGACCGCCAGATACGCGACGCGATAAGCGGCTACGGCCGTGAGCGTTCATTGACCCGCGACGACATTCAGAAGGAGATCGGAAGGCTCCGCAACATCGGGCGCATGGAGTCTCGACTTGAAGACATCCAAAGGGGAATAGTCAAGGCCAAGAACCCACAGGAGAGGGCAAAACTTACCGACAAGGAGGAACAGCTCAGGTTAGACATACAGGACGCATACGAGGCGGCAGGCATTGCCGACGCGCAGAGGCTTATAAACGCCAAGCGAAACGCCCAGAAGCGTATCACCGAACTAGAGCGCAGGCTTGCAGAGGGGGACTTCAGCAAGAAGGAGCGCAAGCAGGTTGTAGAAGACGAGGAGCTGCGCGAACTACGTGCAGAGCGTCAGACCTTGCAGAACCAGTTCGACAAGGAGGTCGACAAGATTAAAAAGGAGAATAGTCCCACCAAGGTATGGGACGGGCTTGGAGCTTTTTGGGAGATATCCCGACTGCTACAGGCGTCTTTTGACCTTTCCATGGTGTTACAGCAGGGTCTCAAGCTGACCGTGTCACACCCGGTAAACGCGTTAAGGGCGTTTAAAAAGCTGTGGGAGCTCGGGTGGAGTGAGAAGAAGGCACGTAAGTGGGGTGAGTTTATCAAGGCGCAGCCATACTACGAAGAAATGATGAAGGCAGGGCTTTCGCTGTCCGAGTATGACGCGTCCATCTCTGAAAAGGAGGAAGGCTTCTTGGGTGGCGTGGGTAACTGGATGTGGGACACGGCCATGTATCCATTGAAGGTGTTTGGAAACAGGCCATACGAGTTTGGTAAGTCGCTCAACCCGTTCAAGGGCTTCGAGCGTGCCGGTATCGCGTACCTCAACACCATGCGTGTACTCCGTTACGAGGACGGCAAGTCCATGCTTGAAAGCAAGAACCGTGGCATGACGTTCGAAACAAACCCCGAGGCGTACAAGAACATGGCCGAGCAGATCAACACGTTCACTGGACGTGCCTCACTTGGCCCGCTCCAAAAGTACTCAGACGGCCTGTCCAAAATATTTTATTCTCCAAGGAACTGGGCGTCTCAGCTGAAAACGTCTACCATAGGCTTCCCGATATTCTTGCTTACGCTGAGGGACAAGGGTACATACAAGCCATCTGTCGCGCAGATAATGGCTGCCCGTGACTTCATTACATGGTTTACCGTTACAGTGGGCGTGGTCTCTATGATAGCCGCCAAGGCTAACGAGGACGACGAGGACGAGTTCGAGGTTGACCTTGACCCACTCAGTTCCAAGTTTGGCAAGATCCGCATAGGAGACGTATACGTGGACCCATGGGGCGGATTTATCCAACACATCGTTTTGCAGGCACGTCTGTATTCAGAGGCGCTGGTGCGTGGCGGTGAAAGGAAGCAGCTTGGTGACTACAACACACCAACAAGGGCTGGACTTTTAGCTGATTTTGCCAAGAACAAGTTACACCCGTCACTAAGTTTAGCTGTTGCTGCCCTCAGCACACACGAGGAAGACGGCAAGCGTGTCAACCCATATGGCGAGGAGTTCATATGGTCCGAACAGGTAGCGGAGCGCGTGACGCCCATGCTGTTCCCTACGCTGATCGAGATATACAAAGAAGAGCCCAACCTGTTAGGCGGGTTCCTTGGCGCATACGCGTTCTTAGGAACAAGTATAAACGTCTACAAGGAAAAGAAGAGGGCAATGAGTTACGAAAGACCCGAGACGTCTGGAATAATGAAGGAGTTCAAGCCTAAGGGTATATCGGACATCAAGAAGGACACGTTCGCGGTTCCGTTGTCGGACGACGAGTTGATCCAGCTGAACGTAAACTACCGCAAGAAGGCAGCCACACTGCTTGACCTGTACTCGACCACCAAGCCGTCAATCGACGACAAGGAGAAGTTCCCGGCCAAGTTTGAGAAGGTGACCGACAACCAGCTCGAAGAGGCCCGCGCAGAGGCTATCAAGAAGGGCGTACCGGAAAACAAGCTGGACGAGGAGTCTAAGAAGATGGCCATCGAAAAGAAGAAGAAGGAAAAGATATCAGACGAGATAGGCGACCTGGCCAAGCTGGCACAGAACGCGGCGGCATACGAGTACTTCAAGGCGCTCGGAAAGCGCATCCCTCCGACCATTGAAGAGGCGGTGGCCGACTACGACGAAAAGTTGAAAGAATTACAGAAAGTAAAGAGGTAATAAACTATATTTGGCCAACCAATGCAGCATGACATTAATCACACAGAAATGAGCGATCAGGGGTATGTAGACGGAGCGGCTTCAATCTTATTGACAACCTTTGCCGCAGTTGTCTCATGGCAGGAACAGACCGAGTGGTTGTTCAGAATCTCGTCCCTATTGTTAGCCTGCTGCGTGTCTGTTGTAATCCTTTACGGCCACTACAAGAAGTCCAAGGCCAAGCGTTCTTCCAAGTAATTTACTAATTAAAGCAAAATAATTTGGTTTATGCAAAACATGCATATACCTTTGCTGCGGTAAGTGGTATGATTTAGTATTTAGTGTTTAAGTGTTTAAGGATCCCTAGGCAACGGCCTGGGGATTTCTTTTATATTTGCACCACAAAACGAAGTTATGATTGAATTGAAACTGGCGGACCCCACGCCACATGAATTAGGTGAATATAGAACGCTAATTAAGGAGTTAAAGGACAAGTTCCCCGACGCAGTCCTCATTGTTGACCGTGGACAGTCAGACTACGCAATTAGTATCACATCAATATGGATAGACGATGACAGGCGCACAGACTCCCATTCCGCAATTTACCCCTCGGTTCCCAACCGGGGAACGGCGCAAATCAAGGCGGACATTCTCTCCCTTACCTTCGCTATGCGCGAACTTGGGTTTGATATCAAGTTTTTGGACAGCGATCCGATTATTCGTGAGAAGGTTACGATAACCCGTGGCAAGCTCGATGGTTGCGTTTCCCTGCGCCAACTGGTGCAACTGCTTGAAGAGGCTGGCCATGAGAAGCTCGACGAGGTGAAGGTGATGATAGAGAACAAGCGCAAGAACGGCGGGCGTCCTAGCAAGAAGTCTGTCATCGAATTTATCTTCTCCGGGGCCAGGGAGGAGAGGAAAATGCAACCCGTCCGCACAGGTCCGGAGTGGGCACGGGTCAAGATGGAATGGCGCGACAAGTTCTCTTCTTCTAAGTATGCGAAAATGTACAAAAGTCTCGACGAATTTTGTACCTTCGCGACTGAAGAAGAATGTAAATAATGGCAAACCAGATAATCACCAGAGTACAGGTAGAGGGTAATGACGTAGTTTCATTCCTAAACGGCACGAATTACGTGCGTGGCATGAGTCAGATTCTCCCGCAGAATCCTACCTACATCTCGTACCGATACGACTCCATAACCATCTCTCAGGTAGCTGGAGAGGCGTTTACATTCACGGTCTACACGGTGACCGACGTTGGGGGCAACACGTTTCCTCAACTCACCTTCCAGGACCCGGCTGATGTAGTACAGGCCAAGACCATTGAGATCTACCGACTGCTTGTAACTTCTATATTCAAGGGGTGCTGCGAGTGTGGAAACACGGAGCCGGAGTGTTCGATTCAGTATACGGCTAGTGACCCAGGAGCGCCCGCGCCTTTAGCGGGTGAATTTGTTTATGCTGCCGGCTCTCCGGGATCAATAGCCTTCAACTACATAACGGGAAACAATCAAGACTTTACTGGATTTTTTCCACTTATTCAAGATGGTTCATGGGTATTTTTATTTAGTAAAACAGACCCAACGGTATATGCGGTTATTCAAGTTTCTGGTTTTACAGATCAAGGCACATACGCCAAATTTGATGCGATAGAACTTAATTCTGCCGGAGTTCCATTTACCATAGGCACAATCTTTTGTGTAGACTTCACAAGCATTGGCGGCTCCTTGGTTCAAGGATTACAGGACACCTTGGATATCAACTCCATCTTAGACAAGGACAACGCCGTAGATGGGGCAGGGTTTAACTTCGTTTTTGATAACAATGAATCGTTTACAATTAACTCTGCTGGGGGTTCTGTTGAGACTGATGCAACAGGTGCTTCGCTTAATGCTGGATCTCAACAAGTTCTTGTAACCTCCGGGTACATTGACATTATTACCCCCAACCACGCCACCGCAGGCACGGGCTGGGTGATTGCCAAGACGGCGGCTGGCCATATCGAATACGTAGAGGCCGGCACAGGAACCATAAGTTCTATTGAACTCTTGATGCCTCCCGCGTTCACGGTGAGCGACCCAAACCCCTTGATCACAGACGGCACGTTTACGGTGACCGTAGAGGGGACCGAAGACCAGTACATCAACGGACTTGGCGAACTCGCCACGTTCCCAATATACACGGTTAACAACGGCCTTCACACACAGGAATCCCCAGCAGACCCTTTCGTGTTCCACCTAGGCGGCACGCTCATAGAGGACACGCCCATAATTACCACCAACGGAACCACTCAATACGTCCTTGGGATATCGGGCACAGCCAATCAAAACTCTCGTCAACCGCTTGCGGTATCTAACCTTGGTGATGGCGGTGTTGCTACGTTCCAAGATTACGGCTCCGGCTTCCGCCCCAATCCATCTGTAGAGATTGTGGGGGATGTTGACCTGTTTCAGCCGCTGCTTGAGCTTCGCATGGAGGGCAACCTGCCAAACCCTTCTCCGGTACTAGGCAACAGGATCTCACTCCTTCGGTTGACTTATGACGGCGCCCCGGCTAATGCCCGGACGGCCATAGACTTTTCATTTAAAAACAATGACGTTTCTCCAAACCCCACGGTGTTCCCGTTTGTTCAATTAAGCGCACAGGTAACCAACTTTAACGCCAACGCCGAAACAGCCGACCTAGAACTATTGATGGTTCAAGGCGGGTCTCAGCAGGTCAAACTTTTGATGGAGGGCAAGGGCCAGCTGACGTTGAACGAGTACGGGCCTTCCGGATTTTCGGACGCCACGACCAACATCAACAATTCGCTGACATATGTCCTGGGTGTAGACGGAACGGGCAAGGTGTGGAAGAAGCTGGCCACGGGCGGTGGAACGGTTCAGTCTGTTTCTGGAACAGGTCTTATTACAACATCCCCAAACCCGATTACGACGACAGGAACAGTAACAACAAGTGTACAACAGAACAGGCTTGTAGGCAGGTGGGATGCAGGAGGTACGGGCATCATGCAGGAGATTACTCTTGGTACTAACCTCGACTTGACAGCGTTGGGTGTTCTCAATGCGAGCGGTGGAGGCTTTGATGTACAGGTAAACACTACAACGATAATTCCTCCCGCAACCATTCTTAATCTAAAGAGCGGAACGGGGGTTGATGTTATTCATGAAGGCAGCGGGGCCGTCAGGTTTGACTTTTCGGGAACCCCATCTACACCAGGTCTTCAAGACGTTATCATTGAGGATAATGTGTTGACTCAAAACAACACGATTGAAGGATCTCTTACATCTTTTGTTTGGAAATCTAATTCGTTTTATGAAATAAATCCCACCTTAAACTACGACCCAGGCACGGGTACTGTGCCTGGATACTTTAAGGCTTGGGTAGGCAAGTATCCACCTTCGTATAGTGAGCTTTATGTCGAGGCTATATATGCCCAAATGAAGTCAGAAGGTGCTACTGATCAAATTGTTAAGGTGGACACTACGGGCGTTTATGTCCAAACTCCAGGCTTGGGATCAGCCACGGTTGGTCAGGTGCTTACTTTGCAGAACGCAACAACAGGACAGGTCGAGTATCAGGATGCTGGCGGCGGAACCTACGACTCAGACCAGGGAATATACAAAGACACTACGCTTACCAACGACACCTTCCAACTCGGTGCGCCAAGCGGCAGTCAAGCGGGTATAGCCTTTTCAATAGATAGATATATCGACACCACTGATCAGTTTTTACAGATAGAAGGTGTAAATGGAGAAGATGGATCTGTTGTATTAAAAGTAATTGAAGGATCAGCAATACCAATAGACACAAAGGCTTCGTTTATATCTGCAACACAATACAAAAAATATGCAGGGTCATTTACTGGTCATTTTAGTTCTGCACTTTTAGCGTATTCTACAGCGAATGACGCGGCTACATTAGAGGTTGTTAACTCTGCTAGTAGCAATGGTTTGGCCGCTAAATTTCAATCAGATAATGGAGGTGGAATAACCGTTGAGTCATCCACTGGAAGTTTATTTAGAAAGCCTTCAAACGGTTTAGTAAGTGGGGTCGATAACATCATAACAGTAAACAAACTCCCCGCTGGTGCAGGGGCGATTGGAGAAGGTGTTTCGATAAAGATGGAGCCAGGACATGATGATGCGGGTACGACTATACCTGGAGGAGTAATATTAAACAGCATTGTGTCTGATGCCACGACCGCCGCTTCTGTTGTAGATTTTAGAGTCGATACACTTAATTCAAACACGCCTTTAAACCACACTACCTTTATCGGAGATGGTCAACTAAGACTACACGAATACGGTCGAACCCCCGCCAATTTCCCCGACGCAGCACCGGTATGGGCGCTTGGTGTTGATGGAAATGGTAATGTTGTGGAGTTTGATCCGGGCGGCGGCTCATCCCCCCTCACAACCAAGGGCGATATCTACACGTTCAGCACGATAGACGCAAGGCTTCCTGTAGGAACAAACGGCCAGATCCTATACGCAGACAGCGCAGAGACTACCGGGTTGAAGTGGGGAGATGCTCCTTCTGCGGGGGGTGGTAGCGGCAGAAGCTACTACCTCAACGGAAGCATTAACCAAGGAACATTTGCGGGTATAGCCATGAAGCAGATGAGTCCGGTTCCCGTAATCGGAGTAGGAACTGACTTTAGTATAAGTTCAAATGGATACATTCAGAGCTTCATAACAGACGCAGGGGACCCCAACAAGGCTGTAATACCTGCTGGTAACTGGAACTTTGAGTTATGGTTTAGTGCTAGTAGTGGTGGCGGAAGCCCTAACTTCTACGTTGAACTTTATAAATACGATACAGTAGCCTTAACACTTACTCCTATCGCATCAAGTATTACAAACCCAGAGGGCATTACCAATGGAACAACAATAGACCTTTACTTTACAGCACTTAGTGTACCCCAAACTACACTTGCCTTAACAGACAGGCTTGCTGTAAGGGTCTATGTAAACAACGGCGGCGGCAGTAGGACGATTACACTTCATACACAAGGCCCTCACCTCAGTCAAATCATCACAGACTTTCCATCAGGCATTGTCTCTCTTAATGGGTTAACGGCATTTGCACAGACGTTTGCCACCCCCGGTACAACAGGTACGGCCCCTGCGTGGTTGTCTAGCACATCAATTCATACCCTAAACATCCCATTTGCTAGTGCGTCTGGAGTTACGGCGGGGTTGATAAGTAAGACAGAATATGACGTATTTAACGCTAAACAAGACGCCATAACAGGCGCGGCAACCACGATAACGACAGCGGACTTAACTGTAAACAAGGCGCTCATTTCTAACGCAAGCGGCAAGGTCGCGGTAAGCAGCTCAACGGTGGGATATAGCCTAGCGACGTTGGCAGATCCTAACGCGATTCGGTATGTACGCATAAATGCAGATAATTCGGTTACTGCAATAACAGCGGCACAACTAAAATCAGAATTGCTTGCCACAACTCCTTATGGAGTGGTTGCATATGGTAGCGCTTTCGTTTCAGCAGTACCAACGGGCGCAACTACATACGGCACAATTTCATCGGGTATTATTGCATATAACGCGAATATCGCAAACCGAGAGTTTACAATCCCGTTTGGCGGCACGGTAAAAAATTTATACCTCCATACCTCTACTGGGCAACTTGCATCGGGTTCGTTAGTAGTCACGGTCATGCAAAACCAAGTCGCTACCTCATTAGCCGTTACCGTGCCAGCTTCAAGCGCTCCGGGAACGCGCAGTAATTTAACCGATAGTTTTACAGCAGTTGCGGGCGATAAATTAGTATTTAGATTTGTTAATGGTGCTACGAACGTGAGCGCAACCGTTGTTTCCGTATCATTTATAATTGAGCAATTATGAGAAATATACAACCTTTAGACATTTGGAGCGATGGCGAAACTAAGACAGCCATATGCATCCGACTTTACATTAGCTACGATGACCTCGCAACGCGGGCGGCTTTTCAATATGCCCTGTGCGATGTGGACGGCGCAACCATTTACGAGGGTCAAATATTAATTGAAGGCCAAACGTACCTCGACTGGGGATCAAGCGGCGATTCAAATACCGAGGCTTACACTATTGCCGCAACTCAATTAAACCTAACACTCGTATGAAAAAGATACTACGCAAACTACAACTCTTCGACGGGATATGGACCATCCCGCTCGCGTTCTTCCTGTTCCTACTCGCCGGCTCCTACAGCGCGGAGTATTTCGGCGACGGACTCATCTCCATTGAGTACATACAGCAGGTAATTCTTGCCGCACTTATCATGGTTTTTGCTAACTTTGTGGTGTTCCTTGGCGGGTTCTTTAACTTCAGAGGTTTGCAGAACTACTTCTACTCAAAGGAGGCCAAAGAGGAACTAGAATACTCATCAAGCGCATGGCAAAGAATCGTGTTATACATCTGTGTTTACTTTGGACTCTTCTTATGCTTCCTGTTTATTCTGTGGCTGATAATGACGGCTACTGCGTCCGCGCCACTGCCGCTTCCTTTGTCGGAGTAAGGGAGAAGGGCGGAAACAACCAAGGTTTCGGGGACAGGGAGCTACAGAAGATGATGGCTGACGTGGGCTGGAAACCCGGCTACGCATGGTGCGCCTTCTTCGTCCGAGCAATCCTTGACGAGTGCGGGATTGCTAGTACCATTACAGGCTGGAGTCCCAGCGCATACAACAGAAAAGACGTAATCTATACCGATGGGAGATTTTATCAGAGCTTTCGTGATGGCGATGTCCTTGTTGCCACATACACATACCAAAACTTTCGAAAGTCAAGGTACAAAGGGATCGGACACACCGGCATCGTAGACCGCGTAGGAGACCATTCAATTCGAGTCATAGAGGGTAACACCAACGAGCAAGGGATGCGCGACTCACGGTCACGGGACGGCGTCTACGTGAAGATTCGACCGCTGTCCAAGAACACCCACATCACAAGGTGGAAGAAGACGTCAAAGTTTAGGTAAACAAAAATGGGGACAACCTGCCCCCATCTTGTTAACCAAACACAAACATCACCACAAAAGGTTTCCTTGCTTCTCCAGGCCATACCATCGGCCGGTGGCTTCGTTCTTCCCGTTGGCAGGAAGGAACTCCATGCAGGCTAAAACCTGTGCGTCATACGGCAGGTCGGGGTTGTATGTGATCGTCCGCGTTGTCGCGTTCCAAGAGTTGGTTGTCCCCGGAACCACGTTGATTGTAGAGTCAGCGTTTATGTTGATTCCCACGTTTAGTGTGCTTCCGTAAGGGTTCTCCGGTGTGATGCTTGGGCCGTTGTGTAGCCTGTACTGCCAAGCATACCCGCCATAGGTCTGATTAAACGAGTTGATGAGCGTCTTGTAATCGAACGTCTGGGCGTCCTGCCCGTTGATGTAGAACACGCTCTTGATCTGCGTGTCGCTTAGGTGTTCAATGTCCATAGCAATGTTGTTGATATGGGTCTCTGGGTCTGTAGCGACACGGTTGAACGTGTATCGAGTGTTCTGAATGAACTCCTCCATAGGAATGCCAATCATCTGAAGGAACTCAGCCTGGCGGATGCGGCGCTTGGGAGTAATTGCATGGCGAGATGTCCAGACCACCGCCGGGTTGCCATCGACCCCCTTCCTTACGATACGGGCCTTGTACCCGATACGGATCATTGGGTCCTTCATGTCGTCAACAACACCCTTCCAAGTGGTCTCATACGGCTCGTAAAGGAAGTCTATGCCGTCTTCGCTGACCTTCATCTGAGACCACACGTAGTACACGGACTTGCCGGCATAACCCCCGTCTGGGCTTGTAACAAACTTGGCGGGTTTGGTGAGCGTTGCCACGTTGTCCTCGTTAATACCCTCGTACACGAACCCCATCGCATGAATTGCGTTTGCGATGTAGTTCAATGGGTACAGCCCGAACCGGTCTACCTTCTCGTTGTCGTAGCCGATGGTGTAATACACGCGGGTGGGGGACGATGAGATGTCTGTCACCTCGTAGATCCACGCCTTGCGCTCTGTTCGTGTTTGGATTTGACCATCGTACTGGCCAAGCTCCTCTGGAAGTTCAAGCACCTCCAATGCTTTTTGTAAGTCTGACATTTGATTATTTATTTGTTTGATTTGGGGATGCTAATTTACGCAAATTAGTTAAGATAAAAAAGGGGGCCACGTTTGGCCTCCCTTTCTTCACAATAAACAATAACAACTATAACAACAACAAGTACAACGATGCCCCGAATGTGGCTATCGTGGCACATTTCCAAAATATCTTTCGTCTGCGCTCCTTCTTCATCTCCTGCTTCATGTCTGTGTAGGAAGACTTGAGGAAGCGTATCTCTGCTAGTTGGTTCTGTCGTACCTCTTCGCACAGGTCACCGTTCTTGATCTGGTCTCTCATGAGCTGAATACGCTGCGATCGGGACTCGATGGTCATCTTATCCTGCCGGATGGTCTCAGCGGCTGCTGAAATGACCTCCTGCGCCTCACGCGGTATCTGTGGGCTAGTTGGCTGGGCGCAAACGTCCAGTGCGGTACTCATTGAGAAGATAATTCCAAGAGTTAACGTACAAAGTTTTAAGCGAGTCATTGGACATACGGGGTATTCGTGAAACAATTTTTTGTGCTTTGTCTATGCGCTCCTGTTCAAGGAGAAATTGCTGCTGGTCTTGCACCATGAACGAGTCAAGTGCTGCCTTGGTTGCGGTGACCACCATGAGGTTGGAGTCCATCTGCTCGATGTACTTCTCGTTGATCTCGTGCAGCCGGTCAATGGCGATGCTGTCATGCTCGGAACTCTTCTCCAGTCCTCCAAGGTGGAACACCATGAAGAATATCCCGCACAGGATTACCACGGACAGGCCGAGGATGATTAGGGTGTAGATGTTTTTAGTCTTATCCATCATTCAAAGTTAGCGTAACCTAGGTCTTCCCAGGTGGGTGATTCAATCATTTTTTTAGCTCCTTTACTTTGTCCTTGTAGTGGTATATCAACTCCTTTATCTTGTCAAGCGGTAGGCTGAGGCGGTCGTTCCGGAGTGACTTCAGTTCCTCTAGTTTAGTCTTACCAATGCGCCTCTCGATGCCGATGGCGTACTCAAGCAGGTTGCCATGCTTGTGCTGGTTGCAGCCCACGCACTGTCCGAAAACATTCGACTCGTTAAAGCGAAGGTTAGGATAGGATCCTACGGAATAAAAATGACCTGCGTCATACTTACCCTGCAATGGTTTACCACAGGATATGCACCCCTTGCCTTGGTCTCTTAGCCGGATGTATTGGTTGAACACCTGCTGTAGTTCCTTGCGCCATTGGGACACGGACTTGTTGCGCTCCTTGACCTCCTTCAGTTCCCGTTTAACCCTCTTATCCTTCTGCTTGGAGGAGTATGCAATCATGCACTCGATGTTCTCACACGTTGCCTGCATGGTGCTGTACTTGGGAATAAACTCCTGTCTACAGATCCTGCACTTCTTACTCCTCTCCTTCATGGGTCATGTTATTTATCGGTAGGCTTCCACTCTGCCTGTTCTTTAGCCAGGTTCGCCTTGACGGTCTCTTCAACCATCGCTTTGAAGTAGCACTCTTCTCCATCTTGCTCGAAGTATTGGTTGAACTGTTCATGGTCTGCCTCTACCGCAAAGGTAGTCGATCCGTTCGTGGTACGCAAGACCGTGAAGGTCCAAACTTTGTTTTCGATACCGGGGAACGCCATTGTTATCGTTCCTGTAAAGTGTTCCACCTTCTTGGATGGCTTGTCTGAAATCTTGATCATAGTTTTATGTTGTTTTGTTCTAGTAGTCTGAAAAACTCTTGGTATATCTCGTCGCAGGTCTCCCACTTCTCGGCTGGCATCTCTTCGTACTTTACCCTGCTTCTTAGGTAGTTCCGGATGTCGTTGAGTGCGTAGGCCATCTCGCGGCCTTTAATTGCCATGTCGAACTCTTCCTGATCCTGAGGAAGATTGAATTCAAGTATTGCTTTCATTGCTTTTGTTTATTTCGTTTCTATCTTCTTCATCCCACTTCTCTAGTTGCTGACGTAGTTCTTCAATGAACTTGTCACGCTCTCGTAAGATGAGGCATCCATAGACAAGCGGCATACATACCAGTATTGCCACGACTATTGTTATTATTAGTTGCATCATTTGTCACCTCCTTGTTTTTTGATTTGGTTGTACAGGTCTCTTAGCGAGAGTGCGATCATCCACAAGGGGATTGCTACAATTATTGCTGCAATCATTTGTCACCTCCTTGTTTTTGAATTGTTCAAATATATAATCTACATCTATTTCAAGTACACCATAAGATTCTTGCGCCTTTTTATTACATTGCAATACTGTTTCTTCAATAGCATTTTTCATATCTTCCTCACTATACATTCTCTCCTCTTGCCATTTAGCACCTAATTTAAAACTCTGTGGGTCAAAAGGAAAATCACTATTAAATTTTCTTGCTTCATACTCTCTTTTTATTGCTTCTTCAAGTGTTTCTTGTTTAGGTTCTTTTTTCAATTCCCATTCTCTTAATGTTTCGTTGCTAAGTATAATACCACCACAATCTACTCTATGACAAACAGGTTTACTTCCTTCTCTTTCAACTAAATCTAATCCACATTTAGGGCAATTATTAATTAGTTTAGGTTCTTCTTGTGGAATGATGATTTTGTAATAAGTTACATCTATCCATCTAAATGATAAATCATAACTATTTTTAGATAATTGTTTTTGAGGTAGCTGAACTGATTTTATTTGCAATTCAACCTTAACCTCCTCACAACTTGGATTCTTTACAAACCATTGCAAGAACTCATCATCAATAGCTTGTACACCATCTTTGATTAAGTCTTGGTCTGTTGTTAAGATGATTTTTCTTGGTTTATCATTAAAAACTAATGCCATTGTACTTTGCCATAACCAAACTCTAGTTCCTGAAATAACCCAAATATTGTTTTCAAAACCAGTGATTTCATCAGAAGTGATGTAGATGTGTTGAAATGAATCACCCATGTGTTTCATTGGTGAATAGTATTTACTTAAAAAGTAACCTCCATACTTACTTGTAGAATGAACCAATGGAGAATAATTGTCTGTTGGTGTTAAGTGTATGTTTTTCATTTGTCACCTCCTTTTACATAGTTCATCATTTCTCGCATTTTGGATATTAGCAACTCCATTTCATTTTCATTCAGATACATTCTCGGACTTTGAGTTTTACCATCCATCTCTTTTGTTTCAACGATGATTCCATCAAATCCTTCAGTCGGGTAAAATGAAACATCTTGTTCGTCAGTTGAAATGGTTACTTTATACCATACTTTATTTTTCATTTGTCACCTCCGTATGTTTCGTTGTAGTATTCCTTCATCCCTTTATATACATTAGTTTGTACATCACGACCACCTTCCCAATAAGCATCTTGTATCTGCTTCTTCTCCATTGCTTTGGCTTGGCTGTAAATTTCATCAAGCGATAAATGTGGGAATCCATCAAAGATACCGTTTTGTCTGTTTGTAAGTTTTTTAATCAACCACTCTACTGCTGTTTGTTTTTTCACAGGTTCAGGTTCGGGTTCCGGCTTGGGGCGGTTGTCTATGATATATCCATCGCTATCTTCGGTATAGATTACATTCCCATCTTGGTCATATTCCCATTTGCACCAATACCCATTGCTTAATTCAGTATAGATTAATTTGCCTTCCTCATTCTTTATATCAAAAGGGAACTCCGTAATGTTTAACTGCTGTGCTATTGTCATGTTGTTTGATTTTTTTACAAATATAACTCGTGTGTATTATTAATGCAATTATTTCTTTTGACTTCCGTGTTGCGGTCGCCATACATTTGTTGCGTTCTCACATTGCAGTGTTTGGCGGCAGTGCAATGTGAGAGATGAGAAATCTAATTCTCAGATCAAAATGCCCTCGGTCCGCCAGACGAGGGCTTTTTTTTCCCCCAACCCCACCACCCGAATCAGCCCTGTCGGTGCAAGAGGCAAACTTCATACGCGAGTATGTTGGATCGGGCAGCTGCCCCTTTGTGGGGCGGGGTAGTTTGTTTTTCACGGGGGGAGGCTTTTTCTTTTCTTCTCTTTAGGTTTCTTCTTGACTTGTTTCTTTTCTCTGTCTTTTCTTTTGAGTGAACCAAGGTCTAACCTATCTCAAGTTGTTCATTCGGGTCAGGAATGTAGATGTCCAACGTCTCAGCAGCAAACTGCTTGACGTGTTCCATGTACTCTATAAATTCCTCCGTTGCAAGGTCTGATGTTTTGCGTGGTATCTTCATGACTTCACCGGTGCTTGGGTCGGTCAGTTCAGAGTACAGGAAGCGGCCTTTGAGAAACTCATGCGCGAGGTCGCGGTCAATGTCATGGCCAAGCTCCCTGAGCCTTTCCACTATCATCGCGACCACTACGCCCCAGTAGTATGCGTTCTGCACGTCGGAGCGTACACGTTTCTTTACCTTGACTTCGACGGTCACGGCCAAGTCCTTTTCACGGGACATGGCTCTGACCTCCTCTTCGAAGAGGGGGCGATTGTAGATTCTCAATGCCCCCTGTGGTGTGATTACCCCGTTGTGTTTCATTCGACCCTCCATATGCGGACACCGGCAGGGAATAGCTGTGTCTTGAATTTATAGCTACGATTCTTTCTGACGAACATACAGGCCGCTGCGGCAACCTTCTGCTGCATTCGCTTTGGATCAACCTTGTCGTTCACGAAGAACGAGTCGCCCACTACCATGTCGCGGAATGGGTACTTACACTTTCGTTTGATGATTTGCGGGGCGGGTACACCCTTCTCGATTTGGATTTTCATAGTGATTGTATTAGTTGTTCTCTTGATATGAATGCTCTTCTCTCCGGTATCACCGATGTGCTTCCGTTTTCGTCTTGGGCAAAGACATACGTCCTGTGTTCATTTTCTTCGATGGTGATGTCCATCTTGTACATCACTCCGAATTTAATCTTGTTATCTTCTATGAAGAAGATTGTGTCTCCAAAGGAGAACTTAGTGTCGATTTGAATTTTCATTTGGTTTGATTATTAGATTTCTTCTTCTTCTTCGGTTACGCCAAACTTGCTGGCTTGTTCTACTATCTGATTGAAGTTGTATCCGGCCGCCTCGATCTCTGCCCGTACCTCTTCGTTCTTTGCGGTTATCTTCTCGCCCTTGGCGTAACGTGCAATGACGCGAGTCCAACGTGCAACCTGTGACTTCACCGAATCAGCGTAGTCGCGTGGCTCTTCGAAGTCGTACAGGAACTTGAGGTAGTTCGAGTACTCGATGCCGAAGTTCTTCTTGAACTTGCCATCTTCCACTACAATGTGCTTCTCAAGCGGTGGTCGTGTGTTGGATGTGAAGTAGTGGGTGATGCCCGCAAGGTCTGCTAGGTACTCAGCCTCTAGTTCAGCCGATGGCTCGTATTGGAAGCACATCATCCGGAGGTCATCCTTGCATATGTACACCAGTTCACCATTGAGGTTGAGTCCCTTCATGTAGTGGAATAGCTGCAAGCGGTGGTGTTTGATAGGCTTCTCAGTCTTCTCCATCATGTCCATGACGAATGATGAGCATGACTTAATCTCTAGCACCTTCGTCTCTAGCTCCTTGTCACCGAACTTCTCGTACAGGCGCTCGGCTATGTACAGGGACGATGCTTGGATTGATTCCGGAAGATGCGAGGACGTGATGTCCTGCTTGGCACGCTCGATGTCGATGCGGCCTCCGGCTAGGAAGTCAATACGACCCGATACGCGAAGCATGTTGGGGTACTCGACCATTACCCTCTCCTGCGTGTTGAAGATGATTCCTGCGCGCTCTAGGACGTATCGTACAACCCATTCGACTAGGTTACCCGCCTCGAACTTCCGGAGGCTTCTCATGTTGGGTGGGTTGGTGGCC